AGCTGTTCTGTACACTCCCAATTATCATCTGGGTGAAATAGTTCAACCCCTTGCTCAAGTCGCTCAGCATAAGCATATATTCGCTCCACGCTGCCCCGTTTCGTTTTTGTTGGCTCTTTGCATGGATTCGGCACCCAGTCAGCGTGCTCTGCATATCGATCGTATACAAGTTGTTCGAATAAGTTTTTCTTTTTATTCATTTCGTTGATTCCCCTCTGATCTGAATCTTTGCCACTTCTATTGCTTTTGATATCTTCTCGTCAACTATCTCCTCAAGAGCCCGTATTCGGTCCCTCTGAAGCCCAAACTCGTAAGATGCCTTATCAAGCCTATCTTTCAACTCTGCGATCTCACGCACCATGAATGCTTTGCTGATGAGGCTATAGCCGCCGATCAATTTTTCCATCATTTTATTGATGGTGTCAATCTCTGGCGTGTCAATTCTTCCCTCTTGATTTTCCATGCTTCCCTCAATTCGTTGATGTGGTTTTTGTCTCTTGCCCAGTCGCAACCATATTCAAAGTCACACTTGATCACCCAAGCCAGAAAGTTCAATCGCTCAATCGATTTGGCTGATTTGATTCGCTCGATCATTGGATAATATTTAATATATTTTGTTTGCTTATCATCCTGAGCCTTGAAGGACTTTGAGCCGCCTCGATTCGTCTCGCTATAGTCTGCTGGCCCCATGATGAATCGACGTTGTTTTTTGCTGCTTCCCTGCTCCCGTTCTGCACTGCGTTTGTGCTGTCGCAGCTCGTGAATGGGTATCGCTCAATAATATCACGCCGTAACATTCTCAAGCCGTGAATCTTTGCGAGTGGATACCCATCAACACAAATTGACGTGAACGCCTCATCCATCCGATCCCACCAACCGTCAGACTGTCCCGGATTTGACCATTGACCAGACGAACCGATTGCCACCCGTTCCCAATTAAGAACCAGCCAAAGCAGCCTATCAATTGATTCGTGTAAATGCCAAACGGGGCACGCTGGTACGTTCTTTGCGACTCGCTGCCAGAAATTGATTAATCGATTATTTTCTGCTGTGTCTCCGTCAATAACGTCGGGTATTAATGCAAATTCGAATCTTGGATGGTTGCAAAATTCTTTAACCCAACAAACATACTCTGACCATTTTGGCTTTTCTCCTGATGACCAAAACGAAAACGCTGAATTATCAACGATAAATCCTTTCGAGTATTCCATCGCAAACTCCAAATCGTCTGGCCGCTTCCAAGGGATTAAGACAAACTTTGATTCTATAAAGTCAATCGATTTGGCTTTCTTCCCGCCAATAGGTGTTCCGTGATAGTGTTTCATTATCCCCTCGATGTAAATGAATAGATCTCACTGACCAACCGCACTTGATCAGGTGAGCCAAACCGCACCATCTCAACCCGACGGCCAGCAATCTCAACCGATCTTGGCACTCTAAATTGTTGATTTCTTTGCTTTGCTTTTGCATAAGCCATGCCGATCGCTTGCTTGAACGTCCTGCCAGACTTTCCAGCAGCATATAATGATTCAATCATGATCCGCTCATTGCTGATTGGCTTCTTTGGTTTGCTGGTCTTTTTGACTTCCTTCAGTTCCGTTCCATCAAACTCGAGCCCTTGTGATTTCCTTTCTTTTTGTGTTGGCTCATATTCACATTCACTGCATTTCCCACCTCGATACTTCCGCCCACAATTTGGACACTCCAGAGTTGGATGTTCAGCCGCTTCTTTTGATTCAGTCACTTTGCGATCCAATGACCACTCAATTTCGTCATCAAAGAATCCATGACGATCTACATTTCCGCCATGATCCAGCACCATGCAATCGCTCACGTCTGGATGTGGTCGAGATCCACGCCCAATCATTTGACGGTAGCGAACAATTGAACCGATCGCAGTGCAAAGCTGAATGCAGCCAATTCGCGGAATGTCAGTACCACGCTCGATCACTCCAACGTTGCACAGATAGTCGATCTCACCTTGATTCAATAATTTGTAAAGCGTTCGACGCTCATCGTCTGGAGTTTCACCATCGACATATTCGGCTTTGATCCCAGCACGTTTCAGCATAACCATTGCCTCTCGTGCGTTCTTCCTCGAGCTAAAGAATCCAACAGTCGATCTTGTCTCAGCGTATTTCTCCCAATCCCTTACAAGATCACCATTGAGCCCTTCCATTGCTGCATTGTTTGAGTCATTTGTGAATCTTTGCCCAGTCCTCACCAACTTATTCAGCGCACCAGCAGTGCCATTGTAGTATTTGAACGGCTTGAGATACCCTTGCTCAGTCAACCACTTTGGCTCTGGTCCACTCACAATCGATTTAAAAACATCTGCAACACCATCACCCTGTGGCGTTGCAGACAAGCCAAGGACAAACGCAGGTTGATTGCCCTCGGCTTTTCTTTCTTTGTCGTGGTAACTTAAAAACGTTTGCAACTTGGTCACGTGAGAGTGACACTCATCAAAAATGATCAAGTCAAATGTGTAGCCCTTGAATCCTTCAGAGCTACACCACCACGAATTGAGAGTATCAATCGAAGCCACCTGACAACGCTTGTGAAACGTTGTAGGAATTCCAGACATGATCAAGCCATGATCGATTGCAGGCTCCTCATTAAATGAGTCGCTTGCATTCTCGACCAAGCCACGACGATGGACAGCAAACAAAACTCGACCAGTTTGACCATCAGCAACTTTGGCTGATAACTTCCGATCAATAATATGCTTTGCCATCCTTGTCTTACCTGCACCCGGTGGTGCTGTCATGATCACTCGCCGATGCTTTGCGATATCCTGCCGCAATGCAGCGACCAATTCCGATTGATACTCTCTCAGACTTACCATTTCTTCAAACCCCTCCAGACCGAATCAATCAAACTTGCAATGTATTTCTTTTGATTCGATGGCTTGTATTGATTTAGCTCATCAATCGCCCTGATCAACGTCTCAGCCATTGCAACAGTCTTTTTATATTTGATCTTCCAATCAACTTTTTGTGGCTCAGAATCGATCTCTGGAGTCTCAACCACACCACAATCAATATCGCCCTCAGCAACTGGCTCACCCTCATCCTGATAGACATACTCAAACTCAGGCTCAGAATCAGCCTTTGGCGTTGGAACTGTGACCGGAATCACTTCCTTTGGTTGCCGTTCTGGCACTTTCCGTTTCTTGCCGTCTGCCCCTTCTCTTTCAGAACAACTGTTAACCGTTAACAGTTGATTTCTCATTTTGCTTACAAACACATTACTAACGCCAATGTGGTCGGCAATCATCCGGTCTGACAGTTTTGTCCATCTTTCGCAGTTTAACGCAAACTCAACCGCCTTCTTTTTGTCTTCGTTGGTTCGCCTCAATCCATGCTTTCCATTGGCCTGCAAAGCGTAATCCTGAGCAGCTTCTAGATTGCCTTTTTTGACCTCACATTCAGCCATCAAGCTGCCTGCATCCTTGCAAGCCTCGAGCCTATGAAAGCCATCTGCAAGCCAATATGACTTGCCATCGCTGAATACAATTATCGGATCATCGAACGGCCAATCATCACCATCAATCAAATCACGATATTCTTTGACAATCGACTGATTGATCTCACATCTCATTTGAGTTGAGCAATCCGTCTTGATTTCCTCAATTGCAATTTTCATTAAAATGGTGCCTCTGTTGGTGCTTGTGAATCGTTCTGCTGTCCTTTGATGTTGATGTCTCTGACAGTCAATGAAACAAATGCTCTATCCTTCCAGAGCTTGCGTGAGCCGTTGACGTAACACTCTGCTGTGATCTCATCCCCTACTTGAATGACCTTGTCACAATCATCTTTGACAAGATCCACCGGGAAAAGCTGAATCCAATCAGCATCTTTTTTCTTAACAACTAATGTCCGCTTCTTATAGCCCTTATTCCCAAACGTTTGGGTATCTCCAGCAACCTCAACCACGCCCTCAATTTCAACTATCATAACTGCGTCCTTTTCTAAATAATTAAAGATTTGATTTTTGAGCGGTAATACTCGCGCCGCACCGCATACTGCCATTTCGATGGCTTGAACTCTTCGTTCTGGATTGACTCCAGAAATTCAACTGCTTCGATTCCAATTTTTGTTATGAGTCCCTTCCGATACTCGACAAGGTTTCCTGATAAATGCTGATTGCAGTGCTTGCATTGAGCCCAGACGCACAGCGGAGAAAATGCCGTTATGGTTTTTGCTCGTGATATATAGTGCCCCCCGTCCATTTCTGAGACGTTGCAAACCTTGCCGCATGATATGCAAGCAGCCTCACCGTTGGCGTTAGCGCATTCAATCCGCCGCAACTTCTGGAACTCCTTGAGCGCGTCATTTTTGCAATTCCCAATTGTCAACGCCTTGTATCGCTCAAAGGTTTTGTTGAGCTTGTTCTCGCGTTTTTGTTCATCTGATAATGGCATTTACTTTGCCTCCTTGATGACCAAACCACCAACCGTTTGACCTTTCATTTTGACGTTGGGATCTGCAAACAAAACGATCTGTTTTCCGATCCATGTTTTTGTGTCTTCACCAAGTATCTCACCAAGTGCTTTCAGCTTGCCCAATGACAGCCAAAGCATTTTGTCAGTGCCTTTGAGCTTTAACAGATAGACAACCTTTTCAACTCGACCACCGACGCTGACAACGTTGGTCTTTTTAATCAGTTTCTCAATCGTTACTGTTTGCGATGTGTTTGCGGCAAGATCGATAAAGCTGAGATACTCCTTATCTTGCCGTGCCACCTTAATCATCTCTCTGTAATTGATCTCACTCATTTTCAAATCCTCCAAAATCGATGTTAAATAATTCCCGTCTTTTTACTTTGCTTTTGATCTGATTGACTTGATCGATGAACTTTGGCAATGCTTCAGCCAGTGCTGAATGATATGCCAGATCAGGATAGACCCGGATCTCAAACGGTTCAAGCTCAGGATGGTAAGCAAAGAAATCACACCACTTTGCCCCAGCCACCCACATCTGCCCCTGAACCTGAGCAGCATACGCTGGCGGCATTACACCGTTTAGATGATATTCGATCAGCGTTTCAGAATCTGGACACTTGATCTCGAGCAATCCGTCAACGATGACCAAGTCACCAACACCCACATCAAAGCCAATCATTCCATCTGGTGACATTCCCCAATCTGTCGAATCATTAGGACAAACAAAGCCAACCTCATTGACATGAACACCATGCCGCTCAGCATACTCATCACGTGCAAATGGTTCTCGCTCAATGCCAAGCTTCATTGCTTCAGTTTGTGGCCTCTCTTGTGTCTCTACACCAAGTTGCTCAGCAGCCAGCTTGATCGCATATGATCTTGATTGTGCTGATAGCTTCATTGTCTTTGGTGTGAGAATCTTTCCAAATTGGCTTGCAGTTGCCTTGCCTTTTCTGATCTGTTTCCAATCATCAGTGCCTTGATTGCAGTGATAGATAATCATGCTTTTTCCCTCCAAATTTGACGAGCTAAAATGAACTCTGGTGAGTTGTGTTGAATTGGCTTGCAGGTGCGCCCGATGAACACAAAACCTACAACGCCTCTCAGTTCGTCATCGGTCTCGATGAAATACTTGAGGATGCAGAATTCGTATCCTGCGTGATCAAATACAAGCAAATTGCCGAATGATTTTTCATGGCTATAGATCATTTTTCCCCTCATTAAATTTAAAAGCCCCGGTGACGATCAAACGACTCAAATCGGGTTAGGATTCGCGGGGCTGCTCTTTGCCATATAGGGACAAAGAAGCTCACAATTCTACTTCCGAGAAACAATCTCGGAGAACGATGGGCAGGGATCGAACCTGCATAAACCAGTTCTGGCCACGTATACCAATTCCGCCACCACCGTTACCTAATGCTCAAGTTTTCTAAATAATCTCCTTATCAAAATCGATCTAACAAAACTCAACACAAAGAAAACAATCGTTGATGCTGTCACAAAATATGTTGACACATCAAACATGATCCAAACTGCAATCCAGTTAATCACAGCACCTATCAGCATGTTTGTGATTGATTCTGTGATGTCTCGTTTAACCATTTACAATGCCGATCTCGTCTTTGAAAAGTTCCTCTTGGCTCCTTGTGTCCTCAAGTACCCTTCCAGCTTTTTTGACCACAGTATCAACCATCGGAGCTTCAATGTCAGTGATTGGAATATGAACATTCAAAGGCTTGGTCGAGCCAACTCGATTTGATCTTTTCACGGCTTGATAATATGACTCATACGAATCCTGCAACCCACTGAAGACCTGTCTGGTTGCAATCTGCAAATTCAAACCAAACCCGAGCATCTTTGGCTTACTGATCAGCACTTTGATATCACCTGTTTTGAATTTATCAATCAACTCTTGCCGCTTGTCGATTGGTGTTGCACCAGTGATACTCGCTGCATCAGGAAACTCTTTCTCAAGTAGCTCTTGTTCTCGATTGTAAATGCACCATATGATCGTCGATTCATCAGGCCAGCTTTCAATCAAGTCTCTAATTGCTTTTGGCTTGTTTGAATGAATATTTTTGTCGCGATAATTGCCCTTTGCAATTTGCCCCATCACAGATCTGCTTGTAATCCCACCCATCTTGGTTGCAAATAATTCACCAGACTCAACACCCACAATATCCTTTTGTTCTTTAGTCAATTCAACGTCATGAATATGAACATGGATCGGTGGAATGCTTTCTGAATTATCCTTAAATCCATAAGTCGATGGATCAGTCAAAAAGAAGCTCCAAGCTGATAATGATCGATAGAACGGTTTGAGAGCATGTGGCTTCAATACCCATCTTTCATTAGTCTGTCCCTTATTAACAAAGTAAGTAGCCAGAAACGCATTAACGTTTTGAAAGTAATCTAAGAAAACAGCATGATTCGCATATTCGATTCGATCATTTGGTGCCGGTGTTCCTGTGCAGCATAGCTTCCACGATAAACCCTGACCGATCCTGAGAATAGTTTGTCCCCATTTGCCATAATGACTTTTTAGCATTGATGACTCATCCAAAATCAATGCTCCTAAATTGCCTTGGATCACGTCGTCTGTCATCGCATCATAATTTGTGATGCCAATCTTGCCGCTGCCTTTTGCCCATTCATTTAGGTCTTTTGACTTCACTATCTCAGGACGGAATCCATAGAATTTTTCGCACTCATCGCAAGTCTGGTTAATCACCATTAGCGGCGAAATAATCAAGACCTGTTTGTCTTTCAATTGATGATGAGCTGCTTGAGCGAATTCCAAAAACATCAGAGTTTTACCAAGCCCACAATCAGCGAAGATAGCAAATTTCTTCTTCTCGATTGATAGCTTGACGATATGTTTTTGGTAGTCAAACAACCATTCTGATGGCTCCCAATTCCTGAATTTATTTACTTCGATATCAAATCCAAGTTCATGCGCGTATTCATCAGGAAACTCAACAACATGACCAGTTACTTTGTAAGTAGGTAATGACTTTGCTTTGATAAACTTTCTGTAATCATCAATTGAATTCGTATCTAATGTTATTTTCATTTGAACAACTCCATTGATTGACATTGAGCATCAACAGCTTTAGCAAGATTCCGTTTGGCCACTCCGAAATACTCTGGCTTGAGTTCTGTGCCGTAAAACCTTCTTCCCAGCTTCACCGATTCATAACCCTCAGAACCAATTCCAGTGAATGGACTGAATACAATCTCATCTGGATCTGAAAACAACCTAACCAATCGATTGATCAATCCAAGTTGAAGCGGGCATATATGCTTAACATCTTCATCCGATTTTGCTTCTTTAGTGTTTAGGGTGTCAGTCTCTTTGATGTCTGACCAGCAACCTTCTGCCCAGTCAATCCATTGGTTGCGGCTGACTTCTCCTTTCGCGTTAATTGCCTTTTGATTTTCACCAGGAACGCGAAACTTAATCACATAATCTAGCAAAGTTCCCCTCTGCTTTGATCGATCTGTCTCTAG